ATCGCCGCGGCGTACGCGGATGCGCCGTGGGCTGACCGGGAGCGCCTCAACGATGAGGTGCTGGACCCGCGCACGAGCGTGGCGGACAGCATCCGCTACTACCTGAACGGGTTGGCCACGGCTGAGGACGCCTGGGTTGATCCGCGCAAGTTCGACGACCTGACCCGCGCTGACTTGTCGGTCGCCGACCGGGACCAAATCGCCATGTTCCTGGACTGCTCGAAGTCGTCGGACGCGACCGGGCTGGTCGGGTGCCGCATCTCCGACGGGCATGTGTTCGTGCTGGGGGTGTGGCAGCGTCCGCACGGCGACCGGGGCAAGGGCTGGTTGGCGCCGCGCGAGGAGGTCGACGCGACGGTGCGGGCGGCGTTCGACCGGTTCCGGGTGGTGTGGTTCGGGGTGGATCCGTCGCCGGCCCGCGACGACGAAGACGAATCGCTGTACTGGATGCCGATCGTCGACGGCTGGCACCGGGACTTCGGCAAGAAACTGCGGGTGTGGGCGACCGGCGGCACGAAGGTCGGTCACAGCGTCTTGTTCGACATGCGGATCAAGACGCCGGGCGGTGTCCGCCGCAACCAGCAGTTCACTCTGGCCGCGATGCAGTGCGCGGCGGACATCGACGAGCACGGCACGCTCACCCACGACGGGCATGCGGCGCTGCGGATGCACACGCATCAGGCCCGGCGGCGCACGAACCCGTGGGGTGTGTCCCTGGGCAAGGTGACCCGGGATTCCAACAAGCTGGTCGACCTGGCGGTGTGCATGGTCGGCGCCCGGATGGGATGGCGGATCGCGTTGAACAGCGGCAAGGTGCGGCAGCGCGCCACGAGCGGCAGCGGAAGGGCGGTGTTCTGATGTTGGCACCCAACGACCTTCTGCCCGTGGTGAACGAGCTGTACGGGATTCAGGAGCGCGAACGCGTCGAGCTGGACGTCCTGCGCCGGTACGCCACCGGCAAGCAGGCGTTGCCGCTGGTGATCCCGGCGGACGCCCCGCCGGAGGTGCGGGAGATGGCCCGCATTGCCCGCATCAACCTGGTCGCGATTGTGCTGAACTCGCTGACCGAGTCGATGTACTTGGACGGGATCCGCACCACGGAAACCGGCGACGACGGCGAGAGCAGCGATGTGGCGCTGCCGGTGTGGAACGTGTGGCAGGCCAACCGGATGGACCGGGGGCAAGCCGGCCTGTACCGGGCGGCGTTCACGTACGGCACGTCCTACATGGTGGTGGTGAAGGGTGACCCGGTGCCGGTTGTCCGGCCGATGTCGCCTCGTCGCCTGACAGCCGTGTACGGCGATGACCCGGACTGGCCGCTGTACGCGTTGGAGCGCCGACGCGGCGGGGTGTGGCGGTTGTACGACGACAGCCACGTTCACACGTTCAAGCGTGACCCGGACAAGGGCGTCATGTCGCTGGTTGTTGAGCCGGCGGAGCACGGCCTGCCGTACTGCCCGGTGATCCGGTACCGGGACGCCGAGGATTTGGACGAGGACGACGAACCGCTGCCGATGATCGCCGACGCACGGGGTGGCCGGTCGACGCAGGTCGTGTCGGGTCAGGTCGCACCGTTGATGACGTTGCAGGACCAGGCCGATGTGACGTCGTTCGCGTTGAAGTCAGCGGAGTGGTATTCGGCGTTCCGGCAGCGGTGGATCGTCGGGTGGACGCCGGAGAGCCGCGCGCAGAAGGTGAAGGCCGCCGCGTCGCAGTTGTGGACGTTCGACGAGGACCCCGACACGATGCGGATCGGGGAGTTCAGCGAAACGAACCTTGACGGCTACTTGAAGTCGCGCGAGGCGGTGTTGAAGTACGCGGCCACCCTGTCGCAGACCCCAGTCCATGAGCTGATCGGCGAGCTGGTCAACCTGTCGGCGGAGGCGTTGGCGGCGGCTGAGGCGGGCCGGGACCGGAAGGTCGACGAGCGTAAGAACGGCATGGGCGAGTCGCATGAGCAGACCGCCCAGGCGATCGGCGACCTGATCGGCGTCAGCGTGCCGGACGACGTGCAGGTGGTGTGGCGTGACACGTCGGCGCGGGCGTTCGGGGCCCTCGTTGATGGCCTCGGGAAGCTCGCGCAGATGCTGGGCATCCCCCAGCAGGAACTGTGGGACCGGGTGCCAGGCGTCACGCAGCAGGACATCCGCCGGTGGAAAGCCACCGCCGCGCAGGGCGACGCGTTGGGCAGCCTGACGGCGATGTTGGACCGGCAGGCGACCGGTACCGCGACCGGCGGTGAGCGAACCTCGGCGGGCGGGCTGATCCTGCCCCCGGGGGTGGCGGCGTAGGTGGCCCGCACGACGGCCGGCGCGCAACTCACCCAGGCGCACCGGCGGGCGCAGCTCGCGTTGCGCGCGGATGTGCTGGCCGACCTGACCCGGTTGTGGACGCTGTTCGACGCCGGGGATTTGGAGGCCACGTTCACCCGGTTCGCGGCGGCGGCGGAGATCCTGATCCGGCAGCGGCACGGCGACAGCAGCGGCTTAGCGGCGGCCTACTTCGAACGGTTCCGTTCGACGGAGGGTGTGGCCGGGGCTGCGGTAGCAAGGTTGGCCGAGCCACCACCGCCGGTGTTGGTGCGGGAGACGCTGCGGCTGACTGGCCTTGCCGGTGCGACGAACGCCATCCAGGCCGGGCAGGGCGCGGCGCAGGCCAGCCGGAACGGGCTGGTTCGGGTGGCCGGCGCGGTCACCAACCTGGTGTTGGGTGGCGGCCGGCGGACCCTGGTCGAGTCGGTGCGAGCCGACCGGCAGGCGCAGGGCTGGCAGCGGGTCACCTCGAGCAGCCCGTGCGCGTTCTGCGCGATGGTCGCCTCCCGTGGGCCGGCGTTCACGTCGCAGCGCAGCGCCCGGTTCGAGGCGCACGACCACTGTTCCTGCTCGGCGGAGCCGTACTACCGGGGCTCGACAGCCCTGTCCCGTAACGCCGACTTGGCGGAGGCGTGGAAGACCGCGCAGCGGCAGGCAGGCGACGCGGACGAGCTGCGGCGGGGCACCTCCAACGACGCGTTGAACGCGTTCCGCCGCCATCTGGGCGGCCAATAGACCACCCG